TTCTTGTTTGTCAATCTTGGTCAACTTACCAAGCTTCATATCAAGAATGGCTGTAGCTTGAATATCATCAATAGAAAGGAAAAACATCAATTTCTCTTTTGCTTCTGCTTTACTTGCGGAAGCCTTAATTAGCGAGATTACTTCATCAATCTTATCTACTGCGGCAATCAAGCCTTCAAGGATATGAGCTCTTGCTTCTGCTTTTGCTTTATCAAACTCTGTAGCTTTGATCAGTACACTTTCTTGATGTTGCACATAGGCTTTAATTAAATCGGCCATGGAACAAAGCTTTGGAGTACCATTCACAATATAGTTCATATTGTAAGATAAAGTTGTTTGAAGGTCGGTTAAAGTAAACAGCTTATTAAGAGCTTTAGAAACAGAAACTCCATCTTTTACGTGGAAGACAAGCTTGTTTTGTCCCACGTTAGACTCATCGTCAAAATCATCAATAACTTCCTCTAAAGTTTCAATATTCTTCTCAATTTGTTCTTTAATCTTATTTCTATAGGTGCGATAAGGGATGGTTGTAAAGATTATTTTCTGCCCGTCAATCTCATAGTCGCCTTGGATTTTAAGGGACACAGAAGACTTACCTGTTTCAAACGCTTTAGCAACATCTTTAGAATTAAGAACTTTACCTCCAAGAGGGAAATCAGGGCCTTTAATATATTCCATAATTTCACTTGCTGTGAGAGGACCTCTCTCAATAAAAGCAATAATTGCGTTACAAACTTCTGTCAAGTTATGTGGTGCGCTATTATGAGCCATGCTGATGCCAATCGCTTGTCTACCATTGCAGATCGCATTAGGGAAGAGTGCAGGCAAAACAACGGGTTCCATAAACTCTCCATTATATGTTTCTTTAAGGGGAACAACATCTTTCTTAAAGTCGTTCATCATCAAGTCTGTATAAATACTAGGCTTGGCTTCAGTATATCTGCTGCTCGCCACCATGTCATTATTTTCTTGGGTCCCAAGAGAACCTTGACCATGAATGAGAGGGTAGCGCATAAGATATTCTTGAGACATCTTACAAAGAACTCCATAGCAAGAAGCATCGCCGTGAAAATAAGAGGTAGCCAGCGTTGATCCGACAAGAGCATTACATTTCTTAGTCTTGCTTTTACTATCCATTTTAAGATAATCTTCCATCGTCCAAAGAATCTTGCGCTGGGCGCTTAGAAGACCATCTTCGGCAGAGGGAATCGCGCGGTCTGTTAAGACCTCTTCACTATAAATTAAAAAACAATCTCTCGCTTCATCAAGAATATCAACTTCTGTAATCATGTTTTCATTTGCCATTATTCTACCTCCTTAGTCAAAGTTAAAGCCAAGACTTGTAGCATTATCATAGATGTATTGTTTACGAGGCTCTACATTACTTCCCATTAAGGTTTCCAAGAGTGCCTCAGTTTGCTTTGCGTCACTCACTGTTATACGCTTATAGTGTTCATTCTCAAAGCACACTTTTTGCAAGTCTGCTGGGTTCAATTCTCCAAGCCCTTTCGCGCGCAATAGGTCGAATGCATTCGTCTTATGGCCCCGCTTCCACGCTTCCAATTCCTCGTCGGAGTAGCAATAATACTCTTTATTCTTATAACGAATAATATAAAGAGGTGTTACAGCACGATAAAGTTTACCAGCTTCCACGAGAGGCCGCATATATGTAAAGAAGAATGTAGTGAGCAAAAGCTCGATATTCATCCCATCACTATCTTGATCACTTGTAATTACAATCTTATTAAAATTCATTTTACTTACATCAAAGTCTTTGCCGAAGCCTGCTCCAATAACGCGAGTAATGTCGTTCATTTCTTGATTAGCCAAGATTTTATCTACACTGGTCTTGAGAGGAGATACCGTTTTACCACGCAACATATAGATACAATCTGTCTTTGGATTGCGTGCTTCCACGGCTGAAGAGCCTGCACTCAAGCCTTCTACAAGAAGAAGATTGCGCTGACTCGCGTTTTTATTCGTGCAATCAATGAATTTATTGCTAAGTTGCATCTTAGCTTTCAAGCCAGATTCTTTCTTAGCCTTGATGCCTCTTGCGGAATCCCTTGCTTTACGTGCCGCTTCTCTTGCCTTACGAGCGTTAAGGGCCTTGTCCGCAATCTTCTTAATATCTTTCTCATTTGCTACAAGCCAATACTGAAGTTCTTCAGCGATTGCACTTGTGAAAGGTTTCATATCAAGCTTGACTATGCGAGATTTGGTCTGGGCATCATACGCTACTCCAGGAGCCGTTAAGTTAAATACAACATAAAGTCCTTCTTGACAGTCCTCGCCCGAAAGATTTTCATCTTTCTCTTTAAGCCATCCTTTTTCACGGAAAAACTTATTCATCTCTCTTGTTAGAATAGTCTTAAACTGTGTAATATGAGGACCGCTATCTGTAAGACCAGTATTTACATAAGGAACAATAGTAGCAGAATAGGCATTAGTATAAGTAAGGACCAGATCGAGCTTATTCTTACCATTCTCAAAGTTCATAAAAAAACGATTCTTGAGAATTTCCTTGTTCCCAGTTGCCATATCCACCAAATCATTTAAACCATTTTTTGACTTGAACTCTTGTTTTGTTTCTCCATCTTCTTTCTCTACTGTATAAGCAATAGTCAAACCAGGACACAAACAAACAAGGACAGCAAAAAGATTAGTAATGATTTTATCATCTACTTCTGTATGCTCAAAAAACTCTTCGCTTGGTTTCCAATGAACAAGAGTCCCAGAAGTTTTGTCAATCCAGCCTCCAACTTTTCTATTTTTAAAGACACCTTCTTCAAATGTAATATGCTCGAATTTACCATCTCTATGGGTTATTACTTCAAACCAGTGGCTTAAGAAGTTTGGCAACTTCGCCCCAATGCCGTTTAACCCCAAAGCCGTACCTTCGTATACACCATCATCTGTGTACTTTCCACTTGTGTTTAAGACACTAAACGCGGCCTCTAAAACTGTTTTTCCATCATCTCTTATTGAATTAATAAGGAAACCTTGTCCATTGTCTTCAACGACCATAGTTCCATCTTTCTTAATATTGACTTTAATGGTGTCGCCATGACCTGCTTTGTACTCATCAACGGCATTCGAGACTATCTCAATGAGCAACTGTGTTGAATACGTAGTATCTCCAACGTAAACACCAGCACGTAACCTTGTAAATTCTAAAGGCGAAAGTGACTGTATCGAGTTTTCATCATAAAATTTGGCTTCTTTGCTCACTTGTTTTCCTCCTCATTATGGTATTGCCACCAATAGCCTCCAGCTTTATTTCTTACTCCTCTGCATACTTTTGAAATTGCACTTGGGTCACAATTGTTTTCTCTAGCAGCCAAGGCAATAGTGTCATATATTTTAATGATTTCTCTTGTTCGCAAATCTATTTTTTCTACCTTCTTGCTAGAAGATTGCACTTGTGTAGTTCCTGGGCTCCCTTTATATGGGTCTCTATGGTACTCTGGATAGATTATGTCATCATTATCGTCAAGCCAATAAAAATAATAACCATGAGTTGTTTTTCTCTCTCCTCGACAACAAGCTGCGATTTTCTTTTCGTCTATTCCCTTTTCTTCAGCACAATCAATTATACTTCGATAAATTCCAATAACATCTTCATTAGAAGAATTTAGCATAATAACACGCTTTGCATTTTCACGCTTAGTTTCTTTCATTTTTTGATATGTTGCAGGATCATTTAATGGATGTTCTGTATCAGAAGTTTGATTGTAGCCATTAGGAGAAACTGTATTATATTTTATAATATATTCATGTTCAATCGCACGGATTTCTTTCTCGCTACACTCTTTCTCTAGTAAGATTTCAAAAGTAAAATTGTTTTCTCCGTATTTTCTAATTGCTTGATATAAAGGATATTGTCCCTTATCTAAATTAGGGTTCTTAACGTGATACATATGTGCTTTATATCTTTTTACAGGAGAATTTATCGTAGAGCCTATATATTTTTTACCATTAACTTGATTGGTAAAACAGTAAATATATTTTGTGCTCATTTATCTGCCTCTCTTTCTCCCTGTTTTGACTTTTCCCAAAAACTGCTTTATAATTTATATTAACAAATCCCTTGAAAGACAAATTTGTCGTTTTCTTTTATCTATTATATGTATATTATACCATACATAATATAAAAAGTCAAAATAAAACAAATAAGGGATTAGTGGTTAATTACCACTAATCCCCTAAATTAAATGCCGTTATCAATTATGGTATGTTTATCATAAACAATTCCACCTTGAGTATTTTCTGCTTTACTCTTGTTATAATAAAATGCTTGACTTACTCCATATGCACTCCAAGGAAAAGCACTCATCGCAGAAAGCCAAGGAAGAGTCCCTAAAAAACCTTTCATAATACATATAAAAGCAAGAACAATAAAAGACAAAGTTAATATCCAAATAAGAATAGATTCTTGAATAAGAAGAACTTTAGAAAACTCTTTCTTCTTCTTTTTCATGGCTATCACCCTATAAATTTATCTTTAAAACGCATAAGGACAGCTGCTAATTCTCCTCTAGTGAGATATTTCTTTGGCATAGTCCTACCAAGATTATCCCCATTAATCAAACCATTTTGTTGCGCCCAATTCATTTCATTAGTTTCCCAGGTCGCATCACTATTGGCTAATTGCTCGATGTAATTATTCATTAGCTCATTAAATTTATCTTGAGTCATATCTTCATCCTCCTCTTGATTAATTAATCTTTGCTTAAAAGCAAACCATCGCGATTCATCGCCACTATCTAAATTCCATCCTATAATACCTGGGCAAAGTTTCCCAGTTACATCATAATGCCTTACTACATGGTCAATATCTATAGAATATTTGTTCATGAGATATTTTGTTAGCTCAATAGCTAAATTCAAAGTATCTTCAGTAAAGTAGAAATTGGAATCATTCGCATAAGTTATCTTACCTGTCTTATTAGTAGAACAAATCTCAATTCCAATAGAATTAAAGTTAGTTACTATTCCATACATAGTTCCACCTTGAGTGGATTTTTTTGAGCCTCCGCAATGCCCGCTATAATGATTTCTTAAGTCTGGGTTATACTAAACAATAGTAGAGTCATCTACAAAGAAATCTGCGGAAGCCCCTCGATTTGCAGATTTATAATACTCAGCGTTGGCATTAGCTGCCCCAGTTTTAGAGGTAGCTCCAGCAGTATAATGGATTACTATATACTTGATTGTTCTATTATTGCAGTTTGATAAATTAAGACTGCCAAAGTTCTCTATAATATTCATAAACTATCCCTCTTTTCTTTTAAGAAATAGAAAAGGAGAGGCTATTAACCTCTCCTTAAAACCTCATTAATTCTGCCCTTTCCGCAATTCTAGACCGATGACAATTTTTAAGAGTAACTTCTCCATAATAATCTTGACCTCTAAAGACTTCTGATGCCCTTCTTAGACCGTTATTATCTCCTTCGTAAACACTTAAATCTACTTGGCTTTTGTCATCGCCCTCAATAACACAAATACAATCCTCGCCAATTCTTTGCAGGAGTAATTGCATGATATCTATAGTAGTATTCTAGGCCTCGGTCACGTAAACCCCGGCTTTAATACCAAGGTCCATTCCTCTACAATCTGCCATAGGTACCAATAATAGACTTCCATTGGCAATCATAGCCTCTACGGCTTCTACGTCACCGAATTTTCCAACCAAGAAATTGCCTATCTATGAATCAAGAAGTTTC